GCCTCTAGCCCTTCAAGCCCAGGCACCACGCTGTTGTTCACGAAGTCAATCGCGCCCTGCATGCGCGTCTTGAAGTCGTCCCAATCCCGCAGGATGCCCGCCTCTAGCCGGTTCTGCATGAGCTTCAACTGATTATTCGTGGCTGACATCGCCTTGGTTACTTCTTCGCTGAGTGCCGTGTTCTCGTTCCACGCCTGATTAGCGATAGTTGTGCCGCGTTCGAGCGAGTCCTGCGATGCAGACAAGTCGAGTAATGTCTCGCGCAATCTGGCCTCTTTGATGTTCAGATCGTCCAGTGCGCTAACTACGCCTGCCGGTCCCTGCTCACCTCGAATGCGCTGCAACCCCTTGATAACCGAAGTAAACGCCTGCGCCGGGTCGGTGTTGACGAGGTTCGCGAACTCGCTTTGACTCGTGCCGGTGACCTTCGCCAGACCAGCGAGCGTGAGCGTTGTCTCGTCACCCGTCTTGGCAACCTGGCTCATCTTCGTATTCGCACCGTCGATCTCGCGCTGATACTTGGCAATCGCTAGCTCGTTCGCCTTGACCACGGATGCAGGCGTGTTGCGGCCAAACTCCTTCTGCCGCAGTACTGCGACCTCCAGACTGCCACTCAGATCTAGGATGCGGTCTTGTAGGTCGCGCACCTTGCTCGCCGCTTCGCTCGTAGCATCGCTGCTCTGGTTAGCCGCAGCGGTCATCTCCACGAAGAACTTGGAGATAGCCGTACCGCCTTCCTCAGCGCGAATGCCGACCTCCGCGAGCGCGGCAGAGATGCCGAGAATGTCGCGCGGGTCAACGCCGAGGGACGATAACGTACCTGCCAACCGACGCGCTAGCTGAGTAATATCGCCTTCTGTACCGCCCATCTTGTTGCCGAGCGCGGTCAGCGCTGAGGCGAAGTTCGCAGCCGCTTCAGGCGCCTGATGGGTCAGGGTAAGAAACCTGCCAACATCATCGGCTAGTTGATCGACCGGCAAGCCGGTCGTAACGCCCAGGCCGGCAATAGCAGCCGTAAACGCTCTGAGTTGAGGCGCACCTTCAATGCCCAATTGGCCTGCAACAGCGGCAATCTGCGCGAGGTCAGCCGCCGACTTCCCGCCGCCTTCGATGGACGTACTCAGATCAATAAGCTGAGTACGCAACACGCCGAAGTCGGTATTATCAACCGTCTTTTGAACTGCGGTAAACGCCTCGTCAAAGTCTGAGCCGACCTTGAACACCGTGCCCACGCCGGCCACAATCGGCGCAGTGATTGCTAGCGACAACGCCCGACCCGAGCGTGTCAGGCCCGCGCCAACCCGCTGCAACGCCCCCGGTAGCGTGTTCAGCGAGTTGACGGCACCGCTTACATCGGCGCCGACCGTGACGAATAGCTCGGCTATCGGGACAGGCATTGCTTAGCCTTGTGCCGCTGGCCTCGACGCGAGCGAGAGCTTCCGCGCGGCTGAACGGCTCTGCGCCCGCTTCTGCGCCTGCTCGCGGTCATGCGCCTCTAGCTGGAGGAACGCAATCCAGTGCGCGAACTCGTTACCGCTCATTCGGCCAACCATCTCGGCGTGCGTCATCTTCAGTTCCCGCGCTAGCTGAAACTCCATCCTGAGCATCGGATTCTGCCTCAGTGCTTTTGGTGGCCTCCTTGAGCGAAGCTTCCGTCAGCCCGGAGGAATCCATCACCGCTTTGAGGATGGTCGAGATAGCCGCCATGCTCTTATCTTGAAGCCTGCCGTAGTCGGCCATCGTAAACTTTGGCTCGACTACGCCTTCTACGAACAGCAGCGCTTCGAGCAAGTCGTTGTCCATCTCCTGCTGACCGTTGAGCGGGTTGCGCCGCATGGCACGCTTACGTAGCTCGCTCGCCTGCTTCTGGCTGAGCGTGCGAATGACCACGCCCGCGCCATCTCCCCACTGCGGCACCGCGACCTCGCGCTCTTCAATGTCGCTCGCCGCCCAGATCTGCTCGGCAGTCAGGATGCGTAGCTTTCTTGTGTTCTCCATGCGGCCTCCTTCAGGCGGGATGGCGTATTGACGCCGCTCTAGGCGTCTGTAACGGTTCCGACAATAGCCAGTTCAGCAGTCCACGTCGCCGTGTCGTCGCCCGGCGTATCGATCTCATAGGACGAGACATACACCTGGCAACCAATGGCGCGAGTGCCTGCACCTGAACCAGACGGGCGGTAGACCACCGTTTGAAGCGCTGGCGTGGCCGCTAGCATCATTGCCGAGAGCGTGCCGTCTACTGTCGGGTCGTAGGCACCTTCAAGGCTGATGGTCCCGCCATACGGTCCCACGAGCTTGCTAATCGCTGCGCCGCCAATCGGGTTGATATCGTTCACGTCGCGTTCAAGGCTGATGTTGACCGATGTGGTGTACGCGCTGATATCGGTGCCGCCGATACTGAACGTCGCAATGTTGCCTGAGCTAAAGGCCATTAGACTCGACCCCTTCCTGTGAGGATCGAGCGGGCGTGGTTAGCGGCGGCTCGTTGCTTAGCGGAGCTTCCCCAGGAAGCGCGGCACCAAGAGTTGTAGCACTGCCCCTCGGCAGACCCCATCTGTACTCGATAGCGCGAACAACTAACAATAACCCTCGCCTCACCTCAGCCCAAAATTGACGGTCGTTCATAGGTCGGCTGGCTGGTACTGAATGCGATAAAACCCACCGAGGTAGACCACCGGCTTGCCGAACTCTTCATCCTTGCGTTGGTGCGGCTGCTCGCGGATGCACGAAGCGATGCGTATGTCGCGCACCAGCACACCGTTATCAGGCACGCTCAGCAAGTCGTCCAATCGGTCTGCCAATGGTTCGATGGCATCGTACGAGGAACCATCAGCCGCCGCGCGGATCAGGTAGAGCGCATTGGTCAGCCGACTCGTGCGGGTTCGCACCCGGTCAGAGCCGCCCAGGTAGCTGTAGATCACCATTGGTGAGATGGTGCCCTGCGGCGCAAAGTCAACGAATACCCGTCCGCCCACGGCATTCGAGAGCGCTGCATCCCCAAAGAATCGGGTGTACAGCCATTGGTTGACTCGCGAAAGGTCTGCACTCATCAGTCCGCTATGTGACTCATGGTGTTGACGAACACGTCGCGCATCGGCTCGACCGAAGGCGTCAGGAATGGCTGCGGCCCCATGAAGCGCGTGCCGTACTCCTGATAGACGCCGTGAGCGGCAGCAACACCTACGACAGCGCTGTAGCCCTGGTCGCTACTGCCGAACAGGGTGATGGAGAACTCGGGCCGGATCTCTTCGAGAATGATCACGTCGCGGTTTACGTTCCGCGCCCGACCAGTCCGCGCCGCGTAGTCGCTCTGCTCGCCGTTGTTGACATAAATACTCTCGGCTAGCGAGGTCGTATCCTTCGGCGCCATCTGCGAAGCTCGCGACTGGATCGTGGCAGCGGTCTCGTTCACCGCTTCCTGAGACTTCGCGGATAGCTGCGCGATCAGCTTACCGATGTTCGCCGTATCGACCCTGACCGTGATGATGTTCACGTAATCTCCGCGCAGACTACGTTTTGCTCCAGCGCTAGACTGCTCAGGCCACCGCTGACCACCTCGAACACACGCGAGCCGACATGAATGCGATCCGTGTTGCTAATGACGGCTGTCACCTCAAACAGGAACTGCCAGTACGAGACTACCTGCACCTGTAGCGTTCCCTCGCGCTCGCGTGGCGTGATCTGGTAGCGGCTAAAGCGGCAGGGATAGCTCGCGGCGAGCGTGTACGTATCGGTCGAGCCGCCCGACGTGTCAGGCACCTGAACCCGCCGATAGACCGTCGCCGTCGCGTCCAGCGTTGCCGCGAACGCTGAGCGTAGCCGTGCAATCCCCGCCGCGCTGACAACCATGCCGCTAGCTCGTGCCCAATGCGGTAACTCGCCCGGTGACCGTGGTCGCGCTGCTGAACGTCACCTCGACCATGCCTGTCGCCGGGTTGTTGTAGAGCGTCTTGTCAAACGGCCCTACGCCCTTCGTCGCGCCGGCAGCAATGGTCACCGCATTGTCGGCAATGGCGTACGCCTTCGAGCCGACCGTATACGAGCCGTAGGTGACAAACGTCGCGGTGATCGGGCTACCGCTGCCGTTGGTAATCTCGATCTTGGTGCGGCCATCGTTGGTGAACTGGTTGCCGTTGGTCCCGTCTACCGCAACAGGCGCGGCCAGGGTCACGCCATCGGAGTTCACCGTGGCAACCGTCAGTGTCGTAAAGGCCATCTATGCGTTCCTCCGCCGCCGCACAGGCCCGTGGGCCGCTGGCACCTGATCTTCGGCTAGCTGGCTTACATGCACCGGCTGATTGCAGGTTGGGCACTTGACCGTGTTCTGCCAGCGGTCGCAATGCGGACAGAGCCAGTCGGCATCCGCGCTGATGGTGAGCGGTTCCTCGTGAACGTGGCCGCAGTGGCGACAGTGCGCCGTATCTGCTGCGACCTCGATCTCCGAGGTCTGAGTTGTCTCTTCGGTGGTCGGTTCTGTCTCGGTCATGGATTCCCCTTTCAGGCGAATGCTGCCGTAGGTCGTCTAAAAGTGGCGATGATCCGCCGTGATGCGAGCGGCAGCGATGCAGCCAGCGCAGCCGAGTTGCCCGAGGTGTCCATCTTCACCGAGAGTTCGGAGCCGATCCTGTACTCGGCCACGCCTGGTATCGCCAGATCACTCGCCGTGCCTTCGGCCCCGGCCACGGTCCCGCTCGCGCCGCCAGCAATCTGCCCTGCAATCGTCAGGCATAGCTCGCGGATCTCCAGCGGGCGGTTCGCCAACGTGCAGTAGCCAAACGCGCCAGTGACCGCGAGCGTGGCCTCAGCGTACGGATAGGACCAGATCACGTCCCAACGGTTGCTGAGCGCGGTGCGGTTGATCGTGGTGTACGGCCTGCCATCCGCCACCGCATTCCTCGGCCCGAGCCAATAATCCTGGCCGACAACCCACGTTGACTCGTACACGCCATCACCGTTCGTGTCAGCCATGACCGAGGTCACGCTGAGCGCATCGTCTATGGTGATCTGGCTGTACGGAAGTGGGCCGAGGTAGTAATAGCGGGTCTCGGTCACCGAGTAGAACCGGCGACCGATAACCCGATCTATCCAGCGTGATGCGGCCTCCAGCGTATCGCTGAGCACCGGCTCGCGCTCGTCGTTGAACTCAAGCCCAAGCCGGTCCATCAACTCGAAGGTGGTCGCGTACGCATTCGCCACGGTGAGCTAGTCGTCGTCGCCCTTCTTCATGGTCCGGGCCTTGTTGGCGGGCGGTTCCTCGACGGCCTTCGCCTGCTCGACTTGCTGCCCGTCCGCGCCCGTGCCTAACTCGCGCGGCTCGTCGTCGTCTTTGTCGCCAGACTTCTTCGGCGCCTTCAGCCCGTACTGCTTGGCTTCCTCGTCTGAGACTTCGCCGCCTTCGTTGACGAAGAGGAAGCGAGCTTCCGGGCCATCCTCGACCACCTTCGTCCGATCCTCGTTGAAGTACAGCCGCTTATCGCTATTGAATGGCATCTCTTGGCCTCCGACCAGAATGCCCATCCGCGCCGGGCCAGGGTACAAACCCTCGCACCCGGCGCAGATCGGGCATGGCATTGTTTAGGTTTGTGCGCCCACAACCGTCCAGACAGGCACGAGCGCGGTCCCGGTATTGATGTACGCCTTGCCGTTCGTCACGTCTGTAACGATTGCGCCCACCGGCGCACCACGGTTGGAAGCGTCAACACCTGGCGTGGTTTCAGCCACCGCGACCGTTGGCGAGGTGCCGGTCAGGCTGTTATTCGCCACGGTCATGGTGCTGACTGCCTTGTTGGCGAGGTTGCCAGCGAAGGTCACCGTCGCCGTGCCGATACCTGCCGTCATGGTGCCCACCGCTGTCGTCACACCACCCGTGCCGATGTTCGGCAACGCTTCGAGCGCTGCGTCAATCGACGCGATGAGCGTGGCGTTCGTGGCGTTCCACGGAATTGCTGCCGTGGTGAAGCCTTCAAACGTGAGTTTGAAGTCGCCGCCCGTTGGCGTGCCGCCAATGGTGATCGTCTGAACCTCAGCCGTGCCCACACCAGGGACGCCGGCTGAGGTGAGGCCGTAATAGACCCCCTCAATGATCTTGCCGCCGGTGATGATTGCCATTGCGGCCTCCTAGATACCTGTCACCGTGCAGAACGCCGAGGGACGGTACACCGCGAGCGCGAGGCGTTCCTCGGCCAGGATGGCAACCTTGTTCTCAATGAAGTAGGTGCCATGCTCCGTGCTCAGCGTGATGGTGATGCCTTCGCGGCGCAGCACCTCGGCGTATGGGCGGAACGCGCCGACCAGACCCGTGTTCTGCGTCATGGCTGTCGTCTGGCGCACCGGCAGACCCCAGATACGATCCGGTCCCTCGTCGCTCGGGTTGCCCCAGATATACATGCCGTCCGCCGTGCGGAGCAGCTTGATATCGGTCCAGTCGTTCGGATGCAGGACAACACCAGTCGGCTCAGCAAAGCCCGAGCCGCCCGCGCCACGGATCAACTGCATGGCCTTGTAGATCGAGTCTGGCGTAGGATCGGCGCCCTTCGCCTGCGTCTGGATGCCTGAGCGATTCAGGATGCCGCGCAGGTTCGGTGCTGAGCCGTCGCCGTTGAGGATCTGCGCCTCTTCGGTGCGCTGGACCATGAAGGCGAGCCGACCACGGATCTGCGATTCGAGGAAGCTCACGTCTGCGAGCGCTTCGCTCGTGGCTGGAATCCACGTCGCGATCTTGCGGACAGACTCGGTACGCAGCGTCCATGCGAGCGCTGACTCTGGCTTCGTGCCACCTTCAGCGACCGTGGCAGACGAGTTCGTAACCGTCGTTTCCTCGTAGTACTCGACGGTGTTGTTATCGGTCTGGCCTTGCAGCATGAGGTCGGCTGTCGTCCGATCCTCTAGCGCCATGTTCACCAGCCCGCGCCGGTCGGCCTGCGCGTTGACCGTGGTCAGCGTGATCAGCGTCTTGAAGTCTGCCGCCGGCAGTTCCATCGTCACCGAGCGCACCAGGCCGTCGCGGAAGCTCTTGTAGTTCTTGTTCTCCTGCAACATCTGCTTCAGATGCCACGGCTTGAACTCTTTGGGCTGCGCTGATGGCGTACCGCCGCTGAACTGCGGTCGGCTGGCTGGCGTGCTGCTCATCTCCATCTTGGCTTCGTTGAGCGCAGAGATAGCTGAGATCTTCTCCAGCCGATCAACCTCCTGCCCTAGCTCGGACAGTTCGCGGTTGCGCTTGTCGATCTCAGCGGCCTTGTACGCCGTGTCGCCATAGATGCTGGTCACCTTGTCCATGTCGAGGTCAGGGCCAGCCTCAACGAAGATCTCGTGCAGTTCCTTCTGCTTTGCCGCGAGGTTCTCGCGCAGATCGGTCAATGAAGGCATGTCGGGTCGCTTCCTTTATGTGGTCAGAGTGGGGTGCTGCGCCGCTATCGCCTGGAACTTCGCGTACAACTCGGCCAGGACAGGATCCACGCTCTTCGGCGTTGCATCTGCCGGAGCTTCACCTTCAGCCGGTGGTGCGAGTTCCTCTTTGACGCGCGGTGCTGTTTCTTCGAGCAGCGCCTGTATCTCTTCGATTGCCATGCTGAGCGAATCCTTCACTCCAGCAATCTTGGTGCGCCGCCCCTCGCTAATCGGCCTACCTTCTTTCAAACGCACGTCCGACCCGGACTTGACGCGCTCTAGCCATTCCTCCAAGGCGACCCGCACTTGTTCGGAATGCTCATCGAAGGGAATGCCGAAACCCTTGACCCCTGTCAAGCCTGCCTGGCGCAACATGGGTACGTTCACTTGTGAAACTTCAAAGAGTCTCACCTTGAGAATGTGTCGGGCGCCGTCCTTGAACTCAGCGCCTCCTGGCTCGATAGCGTAGCCAATGCTCAGCCCAACGGACTTACCGCGAGCGAGGCGTTCCTGAGCTATCGTACGCGCGGCCTGAGCGGTGGGAGTCGAGTGATACTCGGTCTGCATCCACAGCCCGCGATCATCCTCTTTCGCGTCTACGATGGTGCCGATAGCACCAGCCGAGACACTTCCCCAATTGTGCCCATCGCTGATGAAGCCGTTGGTTACGAACTGATCGAGCGTCCCGGCGAATGCGCCAGGATCAACAACGTCGCCACCGTCATCGAGAATGCCGAACATGCTGCCATACCCGGCAAAACCGCCATTCGCGGCACCTGTGGCTTTTAGTTCACCTTGCCAGGACTTGTAGAGCAATTGAAAGGCCCTCATCGCTGCAAAGGCCACGGATGGCAGCGACAAGGGCACGAAGCGAATGTATCGGGTTGTGAGCGTCAGTATAGCGCAGCGTTCTCAGCCGTCTACGTAGTCATCTCCTTTGAACAAGGCGCGGGTTGCTGGCCCGGCGTTGTGATACCAGTGCGGATCAGTCACGCGGGCTTCCTCTTGCCAACGCCGCGAGTCGAACTGGCCGGCCCTGAACCCTGCCTCGAATGCCTCGCGGATGGGGCTATGTTCGAATGGCCCGGCCTCGCGGAGCATCTCTAGCCATTCGCTAAAAGCGGTATCGACGCCTTTGTAGGTCATGCCTCGTCAGCCACGAGCCGCATGTGCTCTGCGGCGTCGTCGTCAGCGGCCTGCTCGGTCAGGTGCCAGCCGCTTTCCCACCCACAACGACACACGCCTTTCCATGTGGGAGGCCATGAGCCGGCCCGCTTCGCCTCAGCGATGCCGTAGCGCTCGTAATGCGCGTACTCGTTCACCCTGGTCATTTTGCTTCTCCTTCAGCCGCGCGAGCGAGGTGCTCAGCGCGGATCTCTTCGGCCTGACCGCGATAGCCGGCCCACCAGCGACGGATCGTGCATGAGCAGGTAATCCAGTAGCCCTGCGGCTCGGAGGTGATCTTGCAATCGTGCTCGCCGCTCATCAGACGTTGTCCTGCGGGTTGGCTGACCAGAGCGCTGGTTGCAGGCAGTACTCATCTGCGTACCACTGCGGGTCAACAACACGCAGCGCGGCCTGACGCAGCGCGGCCTTGTGCCCATCGTCGTAGCGCACTCGCGCGTATAGCCCGATCACGTTCTCGACGGTCGCCATCTTGCCGGCTGGCGTCATAACCACCTCGCCAACCTTGAATCCTGAAACTGGCATCACACGCGCTCCTTGATAGCCGCTAGCGCGGCTGGTTTGCTCGGGAAGTCGTCTGGCGTCTGCGCGATTCGCTTCGCTCCGATATAGGCGAACCCGCGCCATCGGTTCGTGCGCGGGTCGCGCTGTGCCAGGAACAACACCTCTTTGTTTGCCATTAGAAAGCCACTCCTGCCCGTGTCGGCTTCGGGATCTCAACCCGACGAATCACCGACTCGTCGCCAACCGTGACCTTTACCCATATCTGACGCGCATCGTCCGGGAACCAACCGACAACCTCAACGCCTGATACTGCCTCGACCGTGACGGGCGGTAGTGTGCTTGCCATTAGAACTGGCCTCGAATAGCTCGAAAACCTGCGTCCATTGCTTCGAGTACGTCCATGTCGCCATTCTCCAGTTCGTAAGCTGCGGCAAAAGCGGCATCGGCCAGCGGCAGCGCTCGCGCGGCTGATGCGGGTCGTTGTGCGGCCTGCGCTAGTCGGGCCTCAGCCTCTGCGCGGAACTCGCCAGCCTTCTCAGCGATGTTCTTGGCACCGCGCATGATGCGATCAAGTTCCATCATGCCCGCGTAACGGCAACCATGCTCGATACCTGCTGCGGTAACCCATACGCCACCGTGGCGATGTGTGCGACCACAAATGCACTTGACCGATCCGCTCGCTACGCTGTTTGCCATGTCTGTACCTTATACCCTGCATCGCAGAGTGTCAATACATTCCACAGGCAATATTGAACGAGTTTGCCGGCGGTCAGTCCTTCGGGTTGTTGTTGACTGCCTTACACCTGACGCACACGAACTTCCACGGGCGCGACACGTACTCGGCCAGCACCTTCTCGCACCGCCAGCATGTCGGGCGCGGATCAACCAGCGGCTTCTCGCATCGCCAACACAGCCCCTCGTGCCGTAGCTGATTGGTCTGCGCGGCCTCAGCGGTCATCGCTTCACCTTGATCGTCCGGAACACCATGACGCACTTGCACCTCGACAGGCAGTCGCGCGTGCCTATCGGAGGTAGCGTGCCAATCGGAACCCACCCCAACATGGTCGCGGACACACAGCCGCCGCAGTTCTCAGCCGCGCTCAGACGGTTGGCTTCCTCTTGCATGCCACGAGTAACAGCCTGCCTGCGCTGAGCTTCACGGTGCGTCGATCTGGCAGCATCCGCGTACATCTCTGCCCGCGCCTCAGCACCAGCCCCGAGGTTCTGCCGACCATCGGCTATCTGCTGCGAGAACGCTGTCAGATACCTGTACTGGTTTCTGATCCGCTGGCCGACCCATCCATAATCCGCAGGCCCGAGTTGCTGCCAGCCACCGTTAGCGAGCGCGGCACCATCGAGATGAACGAGCTTGATCTCCTGCATCATCTCGTGCTGCCAGACTGGCAAGGACATAGACCCGTCAGACAAGCTCGCAGCGAGGTCGCGCATCTTCGCCCCCTGCTTGGCAATCACCGTATCGAGCGCATCGTTGACCACGGCATTAGGGACAAACCGCCCGCCTGGTCCGCGATACCTGCCCGTCTGCGATTCCCACTTGAACGCCACACCTAGCCGCTCGTGGTCGCGTCGAGTAGCTCTTCTAGCCCGTCAGGTGCCGCAGCATGCCAGAGCGCTCGCGCCGCCTCCAGATCCTCAGCTTCAATCGCTGCTATCAGCGCTAGCTCTTCGTCGGTCAGGTTCAGCGGCACGCCGAGCGATGGCAAGCTCTTGCTCCGCTCAAGAATCGAGAGGATCTTCCCGCCCGGTGGCAACGCTCGCGGCGGGTTCTCGCTCACCGTCATCTGCGGCTCAGGCGGCGCCAGGAGATCGGCCTGAGCAGTCGGCGTCACCGTTCCTGGCACGTACAAGGCGTCACCTTCCTCGCCTTGCAGCGGCTTCTGCCCGATCATCTCGCGGAACTCGTTCAACGTGATGCCACCAGCGAGCAGATCGGCACGTGCCCGCTCGTGTAGCTCGTTCTCATCCTGCTGGAGAACGCTGACCTTGCTGCGGTCGAAGTCGAATACCGTTCGGCTAATCTCGCCAAACTCAGGCAATAGCTGCGTCCGAATCTCGTCAGCCATCAAGTCCTGCGTCGGCTTGATATTGCTTTCCCACGCCTGCTCGCGCATCTCCTTCATGGTCGCGCCGACCTTCGTATTCTCCAGGCCAGTGCCTAGCCCGACCACGGCAGCAGGAATGCCAAGCACCGCCGAGACTCGCTCTTCAGCAACGTCCCGCAAGCTCGACAAGTCCATCTGCTGCGGGTTGAAGCCCAGGATCTGCACCTTCGTCGGCGCGGTCATCACGAGAGCCTGACCACGGTTCGCGCCAGTCGTAACCTGCTGGTAACGTTCCTTGACCGCTTGTAGCTCTTCCTCGGTTGGCATCGAGTCAGCGTCAGGTGAGATCACCACCGGCGGTACGCCAACATTCCGCAGCATTGCCGCCGTGTAGTTGCCACCCTCATCGTCCGTGAAGATCTCGCGGAGCAGCGATTGAATTGGCGAGTAGCCCTTACGAATGTTCTTCGGGTCAAACATGTCGTAACGGAAGTGAACTACGTCGCGCGTCTCCAGCCTGATCGGATCAATCCCTGGCTTGTACTCGTAGTAGCTGATGAACTCTGAGCCATCGTCAGGCCACTTCGGCTCAACCATCGTTGACGGTAGCCACCACAATTCGACCACACGTCCAACAGACGAGCGCACCTTCAGCCAGTAGGCATTCCCGCTGATCGTCCGATCCGCGAGCGTAGCTGCCCACAACAACCGTCCAGAGTAGAACGTGTTCGGCGTGTTCAGTAGCAGCTTGAGCGGATGATTCTGGATCTCGACCGCCTCGTTGTCGCGGTTCAATTGTGAAACGCGCGGCGGTGCCTCGGGAAACGTACGACAGATGAACAGGACGCAGGCCATGACGATGCTATTGCGCGAACCGTCGCCCACCTCGCGAGCGTAGTCGTATGAGGTCCGCCCAAACGAGAACATCGAAAACCAGCCAGTGCTCGGGCCTGATGCGAACCGCATTGATACGGCTTTGAATGCACGAGTTATCGGGTTCACACAGCCCCCCATCCGCGATTGGTCACCATCAACTCAGTGAGTGCCCATACGAGCGCGTCCACGCGGTCTGGCGAGCCATCGTACCCATCAGGTGTATAGGTACACATCTGATCCTCTAGCGCTGGGAAGCTGCCGACATGGCTTACCTTGCCCTGCTCGTAGAGCGCCGCTATCGGCTCTGCTCGCGTCAGTTTGCCGCGCGAGGCCCTGACAGCCTTGTAGGAATAGTTGTGGCCTACGGTGCGGATCACACGCTCTACCATGTCGCCGCCATTGTTGACCTCGGCCACGATACGGTCAGCCGAGTATTCCTCGTAGGCATTGGCCGCACGGCGTGCCCAGCCATCGGGTGAGAGGCGGCACGTCCGATCAGCCAGAACGTAGCCCCGGCCATCAACGCCTTTGCCAGCGACAACAATGCCCGTCTCGTCGCTATCCTCGCCGCTGGTCACCGCAGGGTCGATAGCGACTACCACACGCTGCATGTCAGGCGCGTTCTTGACCCGGCAGTTCTCGATCATCTGCCGTTGCCACAACGCGCCTTCAACGTCGTCAAGAATCTCAGCGAGCAACTCCTG